TAGTTCAAGTGCTCGTAGAGAATTACCGTCTAGTGTCTTCGGAATTTCAACTCCTGGACCTTACGACAAAAGAGAAAATGCACCAACAGTAAATTATGGCAGAGTTCAAGATAATCTAAGAGTGTATCATAATAGGCTGGGCGGTAGTTCGCTTGTGTTTGATGACGGAGATGCTACTTTTTTACGAAAAGGACCCGCTTCTGAATCGCCCTCTGACTATGTAGATCTAAATCAAAACGAAACAGGCGGCGATAAAACAATTCCTCACAATGAAATGCTGCGTCTGAAAACACGGACCGGCCACCAAATTCTAATGCATAATTCAGAAGACCTAATTTACATAGGAAACTCCAAAGGCACAGCGTGGGTAGAACTTACTTCTAATGGCAAGATAGATATCTATTCTCAAGATTCTATATCAGTACGAACAGGACAGGATTTTAATTTCAAAGCAGATCGTGATATCAATTTTCAAGCAGATCGCGATTTTAATGTAAAAGCAAAGAAAAATATTACATTCGAAGCAGAAAACGAAAACTTTCAACTTGTAGTTGGTAAAGACAGTAAAATTACAACAAGCGGCCAATTAGATATTTCAACTGAAGGCAACAATATTTTTACATCTAACGCCAATACAGAAATAAAGACTGCTCAAGATCACATTGAAAGCACCGGCGGTAAGATCAAAATGAACGGTCCTGAAGCAACCGAAGCCGAAAAAGCAACTGCTTTACAGACGTGGACTGTGTCTCAAGGAGAAACAGACACAATCATGCGGCGTGTTCCTTCTAAAGAACCGTGGCTCTCACATGAAAATCTCTCACCGTTAAATTTTACACCAGTAGAAACCGATATTAAAAAACTTGAAGAACGTCGCGGCCAGGGAATAACTCCCTTTCCGCCTAACGAAGGCGAATATAAGTTTACAGCTGATACCTTTAGAAGAGGCAGGTAAATTCTAGGTAAATATCGCTATGAGCTCCTTAGAAAAAAATATCTACAAAGACATCACAATAAAGTCTAACAAAAAACCAGATGCAATTCCAGAAAGCAGAGCATATCGCGGTATATCCACAGTAAATCCGGACAATCCTAGTTTTGTACTATACGACATTGCTTTAATAAAACAGGATATTATAAATCATTTTCATATTCGTCAGGGAGAAAAGTTAAGCGATCCTACGTTTGGAACTATAATTTGGGACGTTTTGTTTGAACAACTTACAGATTCACTGCGTGACCTTATTGTTAAAAATGTATCTACAATTATAAACTATGACCCTAGAGTAAATGTAGAAAATATAACTGTAGATAGATTTGACAAAGGTATTCAAGTTGAATGCACTCTTACATACCTGCCATACAGCATTTCAGAATCACTGCGCTTTAAATTTGATCAAGACGCCGGTCTGATATAATTAACTGCGCAGTTTTCTATTTAAAATAAATACTCTACTAGAGGAAATAGCGAATGTCATCAACAGATAGACAAAATAGGCTGCTTGTATCCGAAGATTGGAAAAGAGTCTATCAGTCTTTTAGAAACGCAGAATTTCAGTCGTATGATTTTGATAATCTACGACGAACAATGATCAATTATCTGAGAGAAAACTACCCAGAAGATTTTAACGATTACATTGAATCTTCTGAATATCTTGCTCTTATAGATATGATTGCATTCCTAGGCCAAAATATTGCGTTTAGAATTGATCTTAATGCAAGAGAGAACTATATTGAACTAGCAGAAAGACGAGAAAGCGTACTAAGACTTGCTAGACTGTTAAGTTACAACCCCAAAAGAAATCAAGCAGCAAACGGCTTGCTAAAAATTGACGCAGTGTCTACGACAGAGACAATAAGAGATTCTAATAATTTGAATCTCGCAGGGCAGACTATTTCTTGGAATGACCCTGCTAACACAAACTGGAGAGAACAGTTTCAGCGAGTGCTTAATGCTGCTTTGCCTCAAAACGGCAAAGTAGGCAACCCTGAAAAGGCAGAAACAATAAACGGCGTGCCTACTCAGCAGTACCGACTAAATGGAACTTCTAATCAGTTGCCTGTTTATTCCTACACTAAAACGGTGGATGGTAGAACTCTTAATTTCGAAGTAACTTCAACGGATATTACAGACCAGGATATAGTAGAAGAACCCCCTCTGCCTGGAAATAACCTTGCATTTCTTTTTAGAGATGATGGTCAAGGACCTGCCAGTTCAAATACAGGTTACTTCTGTCATTTTAGGCAGGGATCACTAGACTTCGGTAATTTTGAAGTTACCAATCCTAGTACAAATCAAACAGTTTCTATTGATGCAAAAAATATCAATAATTCAGATGTATGGTTGTATTCTCTAGACAGCACAGGTAATGAAACGGAATTATGGACGCAGGTGGACGCAGTAGAAGGTAACAACGTAATCTATAACAGTCTTGATCGCAGAGAAAGAAACGTATATTCTGTGCTTACAAGAATAGAAGACAGAATCAATCTTATTTTTGCCGACGGTGTTTTTGGCAATCTTCCTCAAGGAGCATTCCGAGTATATTATAGAACATCGGGCAATCAGAGAATAGTAATTAATCCTGACAATATGAGATCTATTGTAATTTCTATTCCTTATGTTTCTAGAAGAGGATCTAGAGAAACTATTTCTATTACTTTAGGATTGAAAGCAACAGTAGACAATGCAAGTACAAGTGAAACTAACGAAAGCATAAAAACAAATGCTCCTTCGACTTTTTACACCCAAAATAGAATGATCACAGGTGAAGATTATCAAGTAGCACCTCTGGGTATAAGTCAAGAAATCGTAAAAGTTAAATCGGTTAATCGAACATCAAGTGGAATATCTCGATTCTTTGATCTTATAGATGCCACAGGCAAGTATTCTAATACAAATCTATTTGGCACAGACGGAGTTGTTTACAAAGATTTTATTAATCCCAAAGACGGTTTTGTATTTGAAAATCTCACAGACATCGAAGGTGAGATTATTAACACTGTTGAGCCTATACTTTCTGACAACAAATTAAAAAACTATTATCTTGATCAATTCCCCAAACTTCTAGTAGAGGATCTAGGCAGTGAATGGTACCAAAGCACTAGCGACACAAATCAGTCTACTGGATACTTTGAAAACAGAAACAGTGTAAGAGTCAAGGTATCTTCATTTACCGATTCTAACATGAAGTTTGTAAAACTAAACAGTTTGTTAAAATTTGAACCTCCGGAAGGTTTTCATTTTATGCCAGATGGAACTTTAATGGCAGGCGAGGCTAATCACCCTGGCGCAAGGAACTATATCTGGGCAAAAGTAGTAAGCATTCGAGACGACGGAACCGAATTAAACGACGACGGGATCGGTCCAATTGTGTTAAACGATATTGTACCATCAGAAGCAAAACTAGTTGAAATTCGAACAGCACTTCCTACATCTCTAACACAGGAAGTCGAAGCTCAGACGATCGATCAGATTTTTTCTTTTAGAACATTTGGTCTTCGCTATTCTCAAAACGACGGAGAGTGGAGAATAGTTACTCAAAATAATCTAAACACTGCACAGGAATTTTCAACAGGGAAAACAGGAGACACAACTGGCGAAAATCTTGATGCTAGTTGGCTTTTACTGTTTGAGACAGACGGAGAAAGATACACAGTAACCTATCGTGCGCTAAGATATGTTTTTGAAAGTGATAGAGAAATAAGATTCTATTATGATAGTTCTGATAAGATTTTCAATAACAAAACAGGAAAAACTGTTAAAGACACTATTTCAGTTTTGAGCATAAATCCAAAACCAGACAGCCTTGAAGCGTTTAACAGAACATTTGACTGGGAAATTGTAGAAGAATACCGAGACACGCAAGGTTATATAGACAGCAAGAAAATTCAGGTATCGTTTTTTGACAGTGACGACGACGGTGTAGTTGACGATCCAGAAATATTCGACGAGATAGTAAATCAAGAAGTAGATGCTGTAGACAAATTAATATTCCTTGAATTAAAAACCTCAGCAAACGGAGTCAACGATTTTGTTTACGTCACTCCTGAAGAAATTGGTGTACAGGTATTTCAATCTAAAAGTGAAGTCGGCGCTCTAAGTCAATACGACGATCAAAGCCTATTCTACTTTGTAGAGCAGAACACATTTGAAATTCTTAACAGAGATACTGCTAGATTTAGTATAACGTCGGACTATAGAGCAAAAATAGGCCGAGATAAGATAAAATTCCAGTATTTTCACGCCGCAGATCAAAATGCAAGAATAGATCCTAGTGCTAGTAATATCATAGATACCTATCTCCTTACAAGAGGGTACGATCGACAGTATAGACAGTGGTTACAGAATGAAATAGATCAAAAACCACTTCCTCCTAGCAGTGATTCTCTATTTGTAAGCTATGGCGGAGAACTGAATAAAATTAAGTCAGTAAGCGATGAAATTATCTATCATCCAGTTAAGTATAAGGTGTTATTTGGCGATAAAGCAGATTCTGATTTACAAGCAAGATTTAAAATAGTTAAAAACACAGATCTTGTTATTAATGACAATGAATTAAAATCAAGAGTGATAAGAGCAATTAACCGTTACTTTGCTTTAGAAAATTGGGACTTCGGAGATACCTTTTATTTCTCAGAACTTGCTGCTTACGTTTTAGTAGAACTTACACCTGATCTTGCAACTTTTGTTATAGTGCCTGATCAGGAGAATCAGGTATTTGGTTCACTTTTTGAAATTAAATCTGAATCCGACGAAATCTTTATTAGCGGTGCTACTGTAGCAGACATTGATATAGTTGACGAAATAACAGCTTCTAGACTCAAGGCAAATGGTGCTATTGTTAGACAGTCTACATCTAGCGAGACAGGTATTACAAGCAATGCTGAATCTTATACCACGACATCAGCAGGCACTATGAATACGATTAATCCAAGAGGACCAAATTACTAATGGCTTTTAATGACGATCAAAGAGAATTTCCTCTTTCACCGCCGGACGATAGACGAAGAAGTTCACAACATCTTCCCCGTTATTTTCGTACTCAGACGAACAACAAATTTCTTTCAAGCACGTTTGATCAACTTATTCAGCCAGGTGTAACTGAAAAGATAAACGGCTATCTAGGAAGAGAAACAGCGCCGGGATATTCGCCTAGTGATTTCTATATTGGAGATGTTAGTAAACAGCGAGAAGACTATCAGTTAGAACCTGCAGCAGTAGTAAAAGACGATCTTGATAATGTGCAATTCTACGGCGACTACAATGACTATATAAATCAAATTCGTAGCCTTGATGGCAATGTAGAAGATCATTCGCTGCTAAATCGTCAAGAGTATTACAGTTGGAATCCACACATAGATTGGGATAAATTCGTTAATTTTAGAGAGTATTATTGGTTGCCTAACGGTCCGCAGAGTATACCGGTGTCAGGCGATGCAGTTGCTATTCAGTCAACATATACAGTTACTAACGAAGACAATCTTGACAACTATGCATTTGTGTTAACCCCCGACGGACTTACACAAAATCCAGAACTTACACTTTATAGAGGAGTTACCTATAGATTTGAAATCGATTCTCCAGGAGTTCCTCTTAGTTTTAGAAGTAATCGATTAACTGCTCCTCAGTGGAGAACCGGTACCTTTTATTCTGAGGGAGAAACCGTGCTGTATGAAAGACAAATTTATACAGCTAATGGTGCTCACAGATCAGGAAATCAGTTCGAAGACAATCAAGATTTGTGGGATATTAATACAGAACTTAATCTTTTAAACGAAGTATCTCAGCAAGGTGTAGAAAATGGAGTTATTGAATTAACGCTGTTTTCTAATACTCCTGACTTCATATATTATGTAAGTGACTCAGATGTAAATGCAGGCTCTTTAATTAGAGTCTATGACAAAGAAGAAGCATCATTTATAGATGTAGAACAAGAAATTATAGGTAAAAAAACCTATACGGCCGGAGAAGGTTTCGAACTTTCAAATGGCATGAAGATTAGATTTCAGGGCACTACTTCTCCTGAAAAATACCAGCAGGGTTCTTGGTATGTAGAAGGCGTAGGCACTGCTATTAAATTAATAGCAGAAGATGATCTAAATGTAGCTTCAGATTTTGTTCAAGACGAACAGATTAATTTTGATAGTGAAGGGTTTGATACAGCCCCGTATTCAAGAGCAATTGGGTTTCCTAGAGAAAAAGATTATTTTACAAGCAATCGAAGCAGCAGAGATGGAAATTTATGGAGCAGATATAACAGATGGTTTCATAGAGATATTATAGATCTGGCTGCTGACCTAAACGGCACAGAAAGAAATCTAGATCAATCTGCAAGAGCGGTTAGGCCCATAATAGAATTTGAAGCCGGTCTAAAATTATTCGACTTCGGTACAGAATCCAAACAAGCGGTTGACCTTGTTGACGATTTTACAACCGATGTATTTTCAACAGTAGAAGGCGCAGAAGGTTACAATATAGACGGTATTGACATTGTAAACGGAATGCGAATACTGTTTACTGCAGATACTGACATACGGGTAGTTGGAAAAATCTATCAAGTAAGATTTATTTTGTTTAGAGGCCGAAGACAGATAGCGTTAGTAGAAACTGAAGACTCTAATCCAATACAAAATCAAACTGTAATATGTAAACAGGGAAATTTTTATAAAGGTATTGTTCTTTATTTTACAGGAGATAACTGGAAATTAGCTCAGCAAAAGACATCTGTAAATCAAGAACCATTATTTGATGTGTTTGACTGTGATGGTTTTAGTCTTGCAGATCGTGAAGTTTACCAATCATCAGATTTTACCGGTACAAAATTATTTTCCTATAAAAGAGGTCAAGGATTTAGAGATACAGAATTAGGATTTCCTCTTACCTATAGAAGTATTCAAAATACAGGTGACATTGTGTTCGACTTTAATTTATCCAGTGATGCTATGACATTTTGTCCTAGCGATTCTGAGGTTGTAAATTCGACTACAGGATCTGGATATCTCAGACAATATTCTAGTATTGAGGATTTTGCCTATGTCAATGGTTATAAAAAAGCAGATTTGCTAAGTTATCAACCTGTAATACGACAATACGAATATGAGTTTGGTCCTCCAATATTTCCTATAGATGTATATGACAGCAGTGGTCTTTTAAACGATTTAAACATCAAGGTGTTTGTAAACGGCGAAAGAAAAGACCCAGAGTCAGACTATCAATCTGGGTTTGACCCTCTTGATCGAGTTACAATTATTATACCTGAAGTTCGACAGGGAGATATTGTTCAAATTAAGACACGTTCTTCTCAGCCTAAAAACCAAAACGGCTTTTATGAAATCGCCAGTAATCTTGAAAGGAATCCTCTTAATGCCGATGTAAGTCAATTAACATTAGGAGAAATAAACGATCATGTAAGAACTATTATAGAGGAAGTCGAAGAGTTTGACGGTTCGTATCCCGGCACTAGCAATCTGCGTGATCAAGGGGACGTGTCTAAGTTTGGTAGGAGAATTATAAAACACAGTTCTCCTCTAAATCTTGCGCTATATCATCTTTTAGACCACGAGGCAAATCTTGTTAAGGCACTCAAATTTGCAAGGCAGGAATATGCAAAATTTAAAAGAAACTTTGCGCAGATAGCCGCCGATTTAAAATTTCAAGGAGCAATTGACGAACATTTTGAATTGGTTATGCGTGGTATTATTGAGGAAAAACCAAACAGCGATCCATTTTACTTTTCAGATATGCTTGCTACAGGAGGCAAGAAGACAGCCCGGTTTACTGTGACCTCACCAGACCAACAGTTTTTTGCTTTAAGTAACTCGTTCAATTTAGAACAACTTAGCGATAAGGCCGTTTACGTATATCTAAATGGAATACAGCTTATTAATGGAAAAGATTACACATTTAATAATGAAGGGTTCGTGGTCGTAAATGCTGAAATTGAAAGAGGCGACGAAATAGTCATAAATGAATTTGAAAACACAAATGGAAGTTTTATTCCTGCAACTCCAACAAAGCTAGGACTTTATCCTAAATATGCGCCGAGTAAGTTTATTGACGATCGGTACATAACTCCAAGAGAAGTTATTCAAGGACACGATGGCAGTATAATAACAGCATTTGGTGATTTTAGAGATGATCTATTTCTAGAATTAGAAAAAAGAATATACAATAATATCAAAATCAAATATGATTCAGATCTATTTGATATTGAAGACTACCTGCCTAGCCAAGCAAGAACTACAGGATTGACAAGGTCACAGATTGACCAAACAATGATTTCTGATTTTATTCAATGGACTTCTCTTGTCAACGATGATTACACAGAAAATAATTCCTACGACAGTTCTAACAGTTTTACATGGAACTATAATGCAGCTACTAACTATGCTAAACAGCCTGTGCAAGGAAGTTGGCGACAAATTTACACGAATGCCTATGATACAGATCGTCCTCACACTAATCCCTGGGAAATGTTAGGTTTTACTGCAAAACCAGACTGGTGGCAAGAACAATACGGCAAAGCACCCTATACTAGTAACAATCTGTTAATGTGGGAAGATATTGAAAACGGGATTATAAGAGAACCAGGTAAAAATTTCAAACAGTTTTCGAAATATACAAGACCGGATTTAGTAAAACATTTGCCTGTAGACGAACACGGAACTCTTCTGTCACCTCTAGATAGCAACTATATAAGAGATTACAACATACTTGAAGCAGAAAATAACTGGGTATACGGCGACTGGTCCCCTGTAGAAACAGCATGGCGGAAAAGTTCTGAATATCCGTTTGCCTTGCTTACTTCGTTGTTTTTGAATCAACCTTGTCGCACAATGAGTGTGGCATTTGATAGATCAAGACAGAAAAAGGGCCTAGTAGACGATATAATCTATCAAAATCCAAATAATCAGATAAGACTAAAAGACATTGTTTTTCCTAATTCAATAAGAGAATCTGAAAGAGTTTTTACATCAGGTTTTGTTAACTATATTCGAGATTACATCAGTTCAAGTGTAGATGCTGTATATGAAGAATATAAAACAAATATACGAAACATTAATAATCAAATAGGCGCAAAACTCGCAGGCTTTACTACTAAGGACAAATTTAGATTAATTCTTGATTCTAGAACTCCTCTAAACGAAGGTAATGTATTCGTACCTGATGAAAATTATCAGATATTTCTTAATACAAGCACACCTACTAGAACTGTTTATTATAGTGGCGTAATAATTGAAAAACAAACAGACGGTTTTCTTGTAAGAGGATATAACACAGAACAGCCATTATTTTATTATACAGAACCAAATATTCGAAATAGAGATCCAATAATTAACATAGGCGGCATTGAAGAAATTCCCATAGAATGGACGCCTGCGCGTACTCTTACTAGAGGAACGATTGTAATATTTCAATCGCAGATTTATAGAGTTACAATCTCGCATGTAACCACTGAAAGATTCGAAGAGGAAAAGTTTACAAAAATTCCTAAGCCTCCGGTAGAAGGAGGAATTGACGCATCAATAAGAAAGAGTTTTAAAGAAGAAACTGCTGTAATATCATACGGCACGGTTTTAAAAAATGCTCAAGACGTGGTTGATTTTTTGTTAGGCTATGGAAACTGGCTAGAAAGCCAAGGGTTCTTGTTTGATTATTATGATATAGAAACTGGTATAGTTGCAGACTGGGAAACCGCTGCTAAAGAATATTTGTTCTGGACTACTCAAAACTGGAGCAACGGATCTGTAATTTCTCTTTCGCCAGGAGCCTTTAAACTAAAAATTCTGTCTGAGCAGGAAGTAGTTGACGATATCTATGACACTCTTTATGGCTACAGCCTTTTAAAGGTCGACGGCGAAAAATTTCAGCCAGAATATGTAAGCCTTACGAGAGAAGAGCCTAGAGAATTTGAAATACGCCCTAAAAACACTGAAGATGGTGTGTTTGGAGTTAGAATAGGGTTTGTACAAAAAGAACACGTGGTTTTGTTAGACAACACTACGCAGTTTGGTGATATCATTTATGACCAACCTGCAGGTTATAGACAGGAAAGAATAAGAGTGTTAGGGTATAGAACTGCAAACTGGGACGGTTCTGCTAATATTCCAGGATTTATATTCGACGAGGTTCGTATCCAGGATTGGGAACGATGGAAAGACTATGCAGCAGGCGACATTGTAAGATATAAAGAATTCTTCTACGCCGCAACAAATAAAATCGCCGGCAGTGCTGTGTTCAACGACAGCGAATGGTCAAGGCTATCAGAAAGACCAGTAAGTAAGCTGCTTCCTAATTTTGAATACAAGACAAATCAATTTGCTGACTTCTACGATCTTGACACCGATAATTTTGATCCTGAACAACAAAAATTTGCACAGCATTTAATAGGCTATCAGAATAGAGAATATCTTGCAAACATTATCAATGACGATGTTTCTCAGTATAAATTCTATCAGGGATTTATACAAGACAAAGGCACTGCAAATGCTTTTACAAAACTTTTTGATGCTCTCGGTAGTGCAAACAAAGATAGCTTAGAATTTTACGAAGAATGGGCAATTAAATCAGGACAGTACGGTGCCGCCGACGGCTTTGAAGAAGTTGAATATCTGTTAGACGAATCTGAATTTAGAATAAGTCCTCAGCCTATAAGATTAATAAAACAACCTGTAGCAGGAGTAGATCTTGTTTACAACATACTGCCTAGAGAAACCTATCTCAAACCTAGAAACTATGATCATGCTCCTTTCCCGCAAAAACCTGTTATAGACACCTTTGTAAAAAACAGTGGTTATGTTAATCTCAGCGATATTGATTTTAGAGTTGACAGATATAACAGTATTCTTAATCTTGCAATTTCAGAAGTCGAATTCGGTAGCAAAATCTGGGTAGGCAATGACAATAATACTTGGAATATCTATACCGCAGTTAGGACAAACCTATCTATAATTTCTGCTAGTATGCAGGAGGCAGGTTATGACTTGGAAATGTCTAGTACAGATTGGGATATACAGATAGGAGATATAATTGGCATCTTTAACATATCTCCTATTAATGGAATATACAAAGTTTTAGACATTTCTAACAATACATTTTCTGTTGAATTTGAAGATCCGGAATCACTTGAATTTACAGGGCAATTACAAGGACAGGTGATACAGTTTATATCCAGTCGATTCAGCGATGTTAGCGAAGCAGTTACAAGAACAAAAGACATTGATCAAGGAATTGATAGATTATGGATCGACGAAACCGACAACGCTTGGCGAGTTATCGATCGGAATGCTAGTTTTACAGAAGTAGCAACTTTATCAGCCGAGGCACTAGACACTGACAATTTTGGATCAAGTATAGATTCTAATAAGAGAAACACAGTTCTTGCTGTTGGTGACCCAGACAACAGCAAAGTACATGTTTATACTAGATCAGTAGAATCTGCAAATTTAATAAGATCTCAGACTCTCGAAATAACAGATAATATTTCAGAGCCAAATGCAAAATTTGGTGCTGACATAGCAGTCTCAGATACAGGAAAATACATCGCAGTAGGTTCGCCTAATGCTTCCAAGGTTCAAACATTTTTTCGAGGGAATTTTGAAGAAGATAGAAATTATATAGAAAACAGTATTGTAGAATTTCAAGACAGTTTTTGGCAAGCTGCGATTGATATTCAAGGAGCGACCGGCAGTATCCAGTTTGGTTCATTTGAATCTGTCCCCCAGATATTGGTAGATCTTAACCTAGGTCAACAAGATTCTGAATTTATCCCAGTATTATTTGCAGGAAATTATCCTTTTGAAAATCAAACAGCCGATCATTTTATTGTAAAAGCACCTCTAGACATGTACGAAGGATCGGATGTTGGAGATACAGTAAACTTAAAATGGAATACACTTTCCTATGCTTATCAAGACACAGAAGGCCTAGAATCAATTGAACCTTTCGAAGGCAATATAGATGAAATTGATTCTGACTTTATTACACAAGGTCACGTAATTTCAGAAAAAATTGATAGCATATTATTTGTAAATTCTTCTACAAATATTCCTAATGTCGGACAGATAGTAGAAACTCAATCTGCATTTGGAACGGTAGCATATACATACAACGAATCTGCACAAGTAACAATCTATATTAAAGATCAAAATGGCGACTTTGGACTTGCAGGATCTCTTATTACTTCTATCGGCGAGTTTGTAGGCGAATACGAAACACAGGCTCCTACAGAACAAACGCTCGAAAGTGAAGAATATTGGGGAGGATTTTGGAAAATAGATGTTAACCAGTATCAAATAGGATCGGTGATTGACGACAGCGGCCGCGGCTTGGTTTATACAGATATAATACCGCAAGGCGAATCAGATACTAACAGAATTTATTTTAACATTCTTGATTTTGAATCTGATGCATTTTCAAGTTTTGATACACGCTACAGCGAAATATCTACACTTACATTCGAAGGTCTGCCAGGACCAGAAGGAGTATCAGGAGTCTTTCCATCTAGCCTATACGTTCTAAGAGCACCTAAGGCACTTACAGATGAACTGGAATCAGGTGATGACATCGAAGTGTTCTATAATACTTTACAGGAATTTGAAACCGGAGATTTTAAAGATCCTGCAACTATTGGATTGTCTGCCAGCGAAATAAACAGAAAACACCAGATAGAAGATCTTTGGGATGGTTATATTGATTTCGAAATCACAAAAAATCTCGGCGGAGTGCCTATAGAACCTAAAGTGGGCATTACTGTTCGCGATGTAACAAATGGCGGCACGGGCCTAGTAACATTCTATCAGAGATTTGATTCAACCTCAGGTAGAGTATTTGTTAAAGATATTCAAGGAGAATGGGCATTAGGTAATATTTTCGGAGAGAATAGAGAAATAGAATTTCTAGCAGACGGTTCGGGTGACGCCATATATGATCCTGCAATTGGATCTAGAGTATTTGGACAAATTCAATCACGCAGCCTTGGTTATGAGCCCGGTGGCATTGGTAAACTTGTGGTGCTCGAGACGCGAGGCGCAGCAGAAATAGAACTGCAAGATGAAAGTAGAATACTCGAAGCAGAGTATTGGTTTTATCTAGAAGGCACAGTAGATGGTATACAAAGAGAATCTAACGTTCCTGCAGAAAGCAACAATGATTGGATACAGGTTTTTAACATTCCAGCCGGTGTAGGCGGTGATTCAAGTAATCTTGACAACGAAGGCTTATTCTCAATCTACGAACGTACAGGAACTACGCAGTGGACTAAAATAAATGATTTTATTGTACCTCAGCGAGATAATAACAATAAACTAGGCTCTCAATTAGAATTTGCTGAGATAAACGGTCTTGTAAAACTGTTTGTAAAAACAGCAGGAAATAATACAACCAATAATTCCGGCAAGATTTATGTTATCAAAAATGGCGAAGAAAACGGATATTTTTATAGTTGGGACTTAGGCCGCGACAAAGAATATAAAGGCCAGTTTTCCGAAGCAAGAAATTATTTTGATAATGACATTGTTTTTCTAGATGGCGAACTGTATCAAGCACAAACAAACATTGTATCCGGAGAATTCAATTCTGCAGATTGGCTATTATTAGATAATCGTAGAGATTATCTTGGATTTATACCGAACGACAGCGGTGATATTTTTGAAGACGATTCTACAATTTCTAACATAGAGGATTTACAGGAGTTTGCAAGAGACTTCGACGTTTCTGAAAACGGTGAAGTTCTTATAACTAGTTCTTTCTATAATGATTCAGAACCAAATCGTGTTGTAATTTATAGAAATTTAAATGGAGCATATATCAAAAGTCAAGAAATACTGGCTCCGACTACAACTGATGATTATGGAAATTCGATATCAATCAGTGCCGACGGAACTTACATTGCAGTCGGTGCACCTCTAGACGATCGAAATGGTATAAATCAAGGTGCCGTCTACGTTTATCGCCAGTCCCAAAGAGAATTTCGCCTAGTACAAGAATTAGTAAGTTCTCGAATCGACGAAAATGAACAATTTGGACACAGAGTTGCATTTGATGGAACTTCGCTGGCTGTTACATCGCGAAACGGTGATAGCTTTACAGAGATTACTTTTGATAACGGCACTACAATTTTTGATAGACAGTTTACTAAATTTAGAGATTTCGAAGAAGACACAGGAGTTGTACAATTATTTGAATTATTTGATAGATCGTTTTTGTATGCCCAAACTGTAGATTTTGATGATAGCAGAGTAAGATACTTCGGTAAGACGTTATACATTAATAACAATCATCTTTATTCTAGAATGTTAATATCAGACTCTGGCTCCGCAGGAACAATATCGGAGTACAGAAAACCTCAAGGCCAGAAACTTTGGCAAGAAAGAAGGGCTATAAAACCAACAGTAGATGTATCAAAAATTAAAAAGGTATCGCTGTATAATACTAGAGAAAATCAACTTATTCAATATCTTGATTACATTGATCCTTTACAGGGCAAAGTTGCTGGAATAGCAGAACAAGAGATTTCTTTTAAACTCTACCATGATCCTGCTGTTTACACAGAAGGATCAGGGGTTCAAGTAGATTCGACTAACAGCTGGGGTAAAGCACAGGTAGGTAAGATTTGGTGGGATCTGTCTAACGCTAAATTCCTAAATCCCTACCAAGGCGAAGTAGTATTCAGTGCTAATAATTGGAACACACTGTTTTCTGATGCTAACTCTATAGATGTATATGAATGGGTAGAAACAGAT